CTTTGGTCTCTGGTGAGATCAACACTTTGTGTGGCTTCCAGTTCGTGATCATCGAGACACGTACTGAAGGTGGCTTGACTGAAGCGTCTAACATTGTTGACTCTTGGTTCTTCCAGCGTCCTGCTGTTGGCTTGGCTATCGGCATCGACATGAAAACTGAGATTAACTGGATTCCTGAGCGTACCGCATGGTTGACCAACGGTATGTTGAAGGCAGGCTCTGTCGTTCGCGACGAGGGTGGTCTAGTTAAAGTTCAATACGACAAAACTGCGTTAAAGGAGACTGAATCATGGCATTTTCAAGAAGCGGTCTTTCACGCATTGGTGGTTCTGGTGATGCAAACGCTGTATGGGTTTACTCATCTACTGAAGCACCTGAAACTGTTGCTGGTTCTGGCTACTTCAACAACGCAAGCGCTGAGCTTACTGTTGGTGATGTAGTTCTGATTGTTGACACTGACGCACCTGCCGTCACTGTATCATTCGTTATTTCTAATAGCGCTGGTGTAGTTGACTTGGCTTCTGGTACGGCTGTAGGCAACGTATAAGCACAATCGGGGGCTTCGGCCCCCATCTATTTCAAAAGGTGAGTTATGGCTTCTAAGATAGACCTAATTAGTAATGCTCTCATTCTAATTGGCGATACTCCGATTAACTCCCTTACTGGTGGTACTCGCGCACAGCAGGTGGCATCGAGCCTGTACGACAATATCGTGCAGAATGAATTGACGAAACATCGCTGGGGCTTTGCTAAGAAGAAAGCTCAACTGTCCTTGACGACCGATGTGCCTGTCGATAATGAGTGGAAAAGCATATATCAATTGCCCACTGATCTACTGTTTCTAATCAAGCTGTACCCGTCTACGAATTATGCTCTGTACGGTGACAAGGTTTACACCGATACACAAGGATGCGCTGTACGCTGATTACATTTACAACGTCCCTGAATCTGAATGGCCTGTATACTTTTCTAAGATGATTGAGTATGCGCTGGCTTAGGGACTTTGCTAGCTCTATTCGTGATAGTGATTCTGCTCGACAGACTATGTCGGCTGAATACATTAACCAATCACGCATGGCCCGATACACTGATTCTCAACAATACCCCGTGGTGCCTGTAGCGTCTAACCCATTCGTCAATGTGAGGGTTTCTAATGTTTGATAACGAGAGCTTCTCACACGTAGGCGGTAGCTCACCAGCACCGAGAATCTACACGTATGAGACTACGGAAGACCGCACGATTGTTCTGGGTTCAGGTTACTTCAACCAGGCTTACACTAAGCTGCAAGTTTAAAGACCTAATCATTGTTAACAACTCGATTGAGGTTTATACAGCCAAGGTTACAGCGGTATCTAAGAACAGCGTAACGGTACAGAAAACGTCATTCCTAGATCGGGAATACGCTTACTACTATTTGGACACACAAACAGCACTTACACTGAATAATGACGGCGTAACGTATACCCAAGTACCCAATATGAGTGCTAACCCTGTACGTGACTTTACACTTGATGGCGATACATTAACGTATACGGGTGTTGGTGGCCTCTTTCAGTTTGTCGGCTCTATTGATATGAGTTCACGTAAGACTGCTGACGTGACTATTGCCTTGTCTATTAACGATGTTATCAGCCCACAAAAGGTGGTTGCGTCTTACCCCAATGCAAACAAGCGCAGATCATCCTCATCTAATGGGATATTTTCAATTAGCACGGGCGATGAGTTTAAGGTAATGATGAAGGGTGACGGCACTACGTCTTTAGTGGTTGATATCTTCTCTATGAACATAACCTTTATGGAAGTCTAATGGCTAAGTCTAGGTTCATTCAAAGTACATTTGTAAGCGGTGCATTATCACCACTGTTAAAAGGTCGCATTGACTTACAGCAGTACTACCAAGGTGTGGAAACCGCTAGGAATGTGGTCATTGTTCCACAAGGTGGCATGAAGCGCAGGGCTGGTACTGAGTACATTGACACGTCTTTTGAGTAGACTGGCCTACCCTGCCCCCGTAATGACTACACCGAACGGTGGAACGCCAGCTAAATTTGCGAGATTTGAACGACTCGACTATATCTGTAACCACTACGGGCGTCAGTACTACGAACAATTATGTGGTTGCCCAAGCTGATGTTAATGCATATAGCTTAACTGACATTACTTTTATTGATGTTAGGGGCATTCTATTAAGCGCAGGAACGTCTACCGAGTTTGATGTTGAGTATTCAGACGATGCATCGACATGGACTAAGTTCGTTGATATCCCATTAATTGGTAGTAATCCACAAAACTTTAGATTCTTGGTGGGCTTTGCTAAACCATATTGGCGTGTTGTTCGTGTTGGTACGACTGATTTAGGCGCTGCTGTTGTCACAATGTCAGAGTTTTCTGTCGTTACCCAGCAAGCGGTTGCATCGAGCGTTAAGCTGATAGATTTTAGCGTTGAATCGAGCCGCCATTACCTACTTGTATTGTCAGATCAAAACCTACGGGTGTTCACTAAGTCTGGCGTTTACAAGGCTGATATCAAAGTACCGTTCATCTCTGATGAAGTTCCTGACGTTCGTGACACTCAGGTCGAAAACGTGATGCTGATGTTTCACGAGGATATAACCATCACAGCGTCTGATTAACCTTGGTACAGATGAAGACTGGTTCTTAGATGAGATACCTTGGGTAAATATCCCACAATACGACTATAACGATGATCTTAGCCCCACCCCTGTCGCTGACGTTCAGAGAATGACGCTATCGTCTTTTGTGGCTGGTGATACCTTTCAGCTAGATATTGAAGGCGTGTTGTCTAAGAACATTACCTATGCTGGTGACGCTACTGCTGATCAGCGGGATTCGACTGTATTCAATATCCAGAAGAACATTCAGGATATGCCTGTTGTTGGTGATACTGGTGTAAGCGTTTCATACGTCTCTGCTGGTGTTTTCGACATTACGATAGGCGGTGAGTCGGCTAAGGACTTTGAATTGTTCTCAGGCTTCGCTACAAGCGGTACAGCGAGTAAGACAATTGCCTTTGCTTAAGACTGCCAACGGCTCGCCTAGAAAAGAAGATGTGTGGAGTTCGACTAGGGGGTATCCCAAAATGGGCTGCTTCTTTGAAAACCGTTTATGGTTAGGTGGCACTAAGTCTAAAACTCAGAGTTTATTCGGCAGTAAAACTGGACGCGTTCTTTGACTTCGACATTGATGATGGTGATGACGATGAGGCAATCTTTGCGACTATCTCATCGCGTAAATTGAATGAGATTATTGACGTATTCCCAGGCCGTAACCTGCAAGTCTTTACGTCTGGTGCTGAATTCTCTGTATCGGCTAAACCGATTACCCCTAGCACGATTGATATCTCACCCCAAACGTCACACGGTGCCTCATACATTGAGGTTGAAGAAGTGGACGGGGCGACCATGTTCATTGATCGGAATGGTAAAACGTTACGCGACTTTGTATACAGTTTTAACGAAGACGCTTACATTACTAATGACAAGTCTGTTCTTTCGTCCCACTTAATTAAAACCCCAGTAGATATGGCATTGCTAGGTGGTACTCGTAGTGAGGATGCTAACTGGCTGTTCATTGTTAATAGTGATGGCACGCTGGCTGTATTGAATACCTTAAGGTCTCAGGACATTAACGGCTTTACTGAGTTTGTGTTTAACGGAAACATCAAATCGTTATGTGTAGTCGATGACGATCTTTTTATAATCAATAATGATTCTGGCTCTCTTGATTATCGGGTCGAGCGTTTCAGCTTTGATTACCTAATGGATTCCGCTATTAAGGTTAACCCAACACCAACTCAAACGGTTATCACTGGACTAGACCACTTAGAAGGTCAGACGGTACAGATTGTAGGTGATGGCATTGTCCTAACGCCTAAAACGGTAGCCAGTGGTCAGATCACGCTAGAGGCTAACGAGATTGGGTACAGTGAAATTGAGCTAGGGATTAACTTCGTACCAGAAATTGTACCCATGCCGATCAACACGTCTATTGGCTCAGGTCAGAATGCGATGAGATTGAAGCGCATTGTAAGAGTGAATATGCGCGTGTATCAGACATATGGCGTTTATGTGGACGGTAACCCTGTTCCGATTAGAACGTTCGGCTCAGTGCCGAACTACGCCCCTAGATTCTGCGCCAACGGTATTAAGTGGTATTATTGATGACGTGTATGATATTAACGGTTGGAATCGTGATGTGATGCCGACCATAAGTGTACCAGACCCAACGCCTTTCCATATCCAGGCGATTGAATACGAGGTTGAATCATCGTGAATCTAGCCTTGCAAAACAATATCTTCAAGCTGCAAGAGTTAATGTTAACTCAAGAGCAGGCCGAGACAGAGACGTTTCATCACTTCTCGGATGGGATATACGCAAGGGAATTACGCATACCTGCGGGTGTTTGCATTGTCGGTGCATTACACAAAACGCGTCACTTTATGATGGTGTCTAAGGGTAAGTGCTCGATAGCAACGCATGAAGGTTCAGAGATTGTTGAGGCTCCTTACATGGTGGAAACACAGCCAGGCATTAAGCGTGTTGTGTACGCTTTTACGGATACGATCATGACTACGTTTCATGTTACGAACGAAACAGATATTGATAAAATAGCAGAACAGATACTTGTTCCAGAGGTGGAATAATGAGCTGGGTAATTACAGCATTAGCAGTAACTAGCGCCGCAGTATCGGCAAGGGCTTCATATGTCTCTGGCAGGGTTCAGGAAGATGAATTAAAACGCCAAGCCGAACAAGAGAAGGTCGCTG